GGTGTAGTTGTTGAGGCCGCCGTTGGAGGCGACAAACCAGAAGTACGTAGTGTAGTTAACAATCGGAGAACGCAACCACCACCAACTTGCAGCAACCCATCCGCCAAGCGTTGTGGCGGTTCCTTGAACGGTGAGTCCAAATCTGTCAATTTCCTCTTTGGAAACAAAGATATAGCAATCGCCACCATTGTTCTTCCGCCACACATCTCCAACCTTGACATTGTACGAAGTAATCGTCTGCGGGTCAGAACCGTCGGTATACCGCACGGCATCGTCGGGAATAATACGCCCACGGAATTTACCACGCATAATGTCAGAGGTGAACCAGTCGATGTACTCGCCCTCAGCGGACAGCGTGGCATCGTTACTATTGTTCATTTCAACGGTGGAGGGCAGGTACACATAGTCCTCGGAAACAAGAATTTCCGTAGACTTATTACCAGCAGAGGCACTGATTTTAACCTTCTTTAGCATGGACTGCCAAACGGTAGGTAGGGCTGCTTTCAGCCTGTTATTACAGAAGGCACGCATAGCCGCACCATCCCAGCCGCCAACGTTCGTATTGGTGCTGTTCATGCCCTTACCTCTGTCAGCCAGCAAGTTGTTTGCAATGAACGAGGCGTTTGCACGCTGACTGGTATTGCCTGCAAGTCTGTAACGTCCAGTTCCACAGAACTCCATGCGGAGTGTTTCGTGATACCACGCGGCAAGCTTGCGAGCGTTTGTATCTCCAAGGTCATCAAGCCAAATCTTACACCAATAAATCATACCGGTGCCATAATCGTCATACCCGCCGTCACCGCTGAAGTATACACCACCAAGCGAAAGCTTTGTGTTCGTGTTTGTACTTCTGGTTCTGGTTGATTCGACTCGCGTAATAGCATCTGCAAAATTGTTATCGTTGTTAGAGGCGTAGATATACAACTTATTCTCACCCTTGACATGGCGCAGGACAACAATATCTCTATTCGTACCTCTACCAACGTTGACACTTTGGTCACCCCATTGGACAGTTGGATAGCCGCCGTTGTACCGGATTCGGAATCCCTCGGCGCCATTCTCTTCAAAGCAGGACAACAAAGTGTTGTTAGCTTCCGTCCCGGTATATTTCAGGTCAATAGCAATTGTGAAAGACTTCTCGTTGTCACCAAAGAGCTGAATATCTTTCGTTCTTGCTGTCGTGCCATCGAAATATTCATTGGTGGCAAGTACTTCACTCTCAACGTTGCTGAAATCGAAATCCTGCCCGAGTGTGATATCGACGTAGTCTTTCTGCTCGAAATAGTTGGCAGTCCTTCCGGATTTAGTTACTGCGAAGATTTCTCCCGGAGTCATATCCTTCAAATCTTTCGTAGTAGCAGGCAACTCAGACCGTGCCCATACGGCATAAACGTCCGTATCACCACGGATAAAGCCAGTGCTCTTATCCCATCCAGCAAACACATTGAAAATGTATGTGCCTTCCTCTGAATCGTTTGTCGGCGTATCACCATCGTAGACTACCTCGCTGCCATATGTGGCAGTTTTAGAGCCGAGAGAAAGTCCAGCTCTTGAATACCAAGTGACGGTGTAAGTGCGAGGCGTCTTTGTATACTTTGCAACAACTGTTCTGGCTGAGAGCACAACACTTGTAATCTCATCCCAGCCGCTGCCAGACTGATATTCTCCATCGACCTCCGTGCCAAAGGAATAGCTGTATTGTTCGTCGCTTTCAAGCGTCGGCTTAGCAATAGCGCCTGTCGCATAAGGGTCAGGTGGCTGTGCGCCTTGGTCAACGTACAGCTCGTACAAAACAGTTCTTTGGTCATCGGCGTTAACATAGGTAATCAGATGCTGCGGAACAAGATTCTGAGGCTCATATGTCACGGTCAAGTCATTCCACGCCGCTGCATAGCGAGCGAGCTCCTGGTTGCGAATCTGTCCACTGACATAAACAGAACCGGAGAGATAAGAACTGTTCATCGCAATGATTTTGTTCAGCAAAGTAGTATCTGCAAGCGTCCAGTTGATTCCCGTCAGGCGAAGTGTCTGAAGCTTATCAATTGCAGCCCGAGTAATTGCGAGCTCATCCACAGAAGAGTTCTCAATTGTCAGTGATTCCAGATTACTGTAATCCAGCTGCAGGTCAGTGAGATACTGCAGGTTCTTAATTGTCAGGCTATTTACCGTATCCGGCAGGTGTGCCAGCGAGACTTTACCGTTTGCCGCGAACAGAACACCGGTCACAGCAGTTCCCTCGGCATAAAATTTTACAAGGTTTCCACAGCTTGACAGATTGATTGAGCCCGTAAGGTTCGGACAATTTCTAACATCAAGCTCTTCGAGCAATGCGTTATTGCCAAGGTTCAGCGTGGTCAGGAAGCTGTTCGTATACCCGCTGGTGTTATTACCGATAATCAGTTTTTGAAGCTTGGAAGCTTTACTGAAATCATTATCGTGGATATAACATGCGGACAAATCATTCAGCGCTTGAATGCGGGAAGCACAATAAATGAGAATGGCTGTATCATCCATTGTGTCGAGCGGGCACTCAATTTCATACTCCTGCCCTGCTTTAGCACGAATTTGCTGTGCAGATGGGGAGTTGCCGAAGAGCACCGACAGGTACATGTCAGAATATGGGACAATTTTTAGCGTATAGTCAGGGGACACTGTAGCGCCCTGCGGGGTATTGCAGCGGAACATAATCTGGTCAGACTTGATAGTCGTGGAAAGATATTTCGTTCCCATATATGCCGCTTGGTCGTGTTCAAACTGACGGCGCTGATATTTCTTTCTGCCGTTCATCATCTGCGCGAGGAAACGGGTTGTAGGCTCGGGAGTCATGCCGCCGTTTAATCCACCACCCTGATAGGTACGATAGTATTTACGCTCAATGTCCAGCCGCCAAATTTCTTCTGGGAACTGTGCCTGCCAGTTGTCGAACTCATTGATGAGTGAGGCGGAACTCCAGCATCCGCTGCTATCAAGAGTCTGGTACATCTTTGCAAGCTCGTCGTACATGAGGTCTCTGATTCGGCACCAGAAAACGCTTTCAGCGGCATTGAAGATATAACCGGACGAAGCGTCACCATCGGTCTTGTAGTCGGTGTCTTCCTTGCCGTAAGACATTGTAAGCTCACCAGAGTTATTGATGCCAAGCGCCGTATCATTATCGTAATCCCAAAGCTCAAACGCATATTTCCAGTAGTAGGTCTTGTTGCTCTGTACAGATGTATCGCTGGTCAGCGTGTAATTGTCACCATCTTTTTCATAGTACATATCCATGAATGTGGATGACGGGTTCGGAACTTTGTGATACGAACCGATGTCGGCAAAGTGCCAGAATGAGTTTTTAGCACGGTTATCAATCATCGTGTAACGCTCGGTGAACAGATACCAGTAAAGAGCGGAATCCTTAATAAACCACCCATCGATTTGCGACACAAATTCTTCGTCGGTTGATGTGATGACCCATTCGTAGAAATCACGCCAAATCTGCTTATTGCGAAGTCGCTGAGCTGCCTTAACCTCGTCCGAAGTTTCTACCGTAGCACCGTCTTTCGTTTCACCGCCCATATCATAACGGAATTCAAAAGAGTCATCCCAGTTATTATAAAGGGCATCATACTTTTCGTTTCCGGCCACCCACTGGGCTTTGGTGATGGGATATACCATCTTGCCGTCTGCGCCGGTAACGCCGGTCTGGAAAGAAGAGTTGGGGAGTGTGTTGTCGCTAACTTCAATAACAAATTCTTTGATGTCATTGACATCGTTTACGCGGGTAGCATCGGTTTTCTTAGAGTCACCGATGTTACCAATTGCATAGAAATGCCAATCGGTATCCGTAAATTCACGGTGCTGCGAGATGTCTGTGTCGTTTTCGCGCACAAAGATAACGCAGTTTACAAACTCCATGCTATTCTTGCACCTCGGGTCGTTCTGCATAGCCACCGTTTTATACGGGAGATAATCATTGTACCGCTTCTGCAGGAGCGCATTGTTGGCGTTTTCAGAGGATGCGATGTTGACCTTAATGTTAAACCAGTTGTTTGGGACGGAGTTTCTCGTGAGACTTACTTTACCCGTTCCGTCGCTGAAACGTGTTCCGTCACCGAGAATCAACTCGGTCACATAAGATGTGTCCAGAGGAATTTTACTTACAATCTGATTCTTACCATCTGCGCACATGATAATATCGATGTTTCGCCCTGCATAGCCGTATTCATTGGATGTAGTGCCTTGACCTGCATGATAGCAGTTAATGAATTTCCAGTTGTCAAGGACGGCGTCGCCACCCTTATAAATGCACTCGACATTCGTATTCTTTACATAGTCCTTCTTGTCATTCGTAAAGTGGGGGCAATCAATTTTGATAATACGGAGCTGCGGACAGGCGTTGGCGAGGGAATCCGGGGTCAATGCATTGTTCTCGTTATAGATTCGATTCCGTTTATAACGAGAAATCATAGTGTCAGAATCTCGTGCGTCTGTAATGAAATTCGAAAGAATGTTAGAATCCGTAAGTGCGGATGAATAGGCTCGCATTCTATAGATATAAACATCACAGTCTGCAGAGCCGACCGTAATTGGAACAGGTGCGTACTGGTTCAAACGATGCGTTGCATCGTACAGCATCGGGCGAAGACCAACACCATCCTCGTAGCTCATAATCAGCGCAGTCGCATTAGCATCTTCAGTGTCCAATGTGTTGATATTGAACTCGAACTCAATAATATCGCCCTCGCTATATGGGATATAAAGCGTGTCAATACTGGATTTCAGGTATGCGGCGTGTACATCCATTTGCAGACCAACGGGCGTTGCATCTGCCATGCACTTCAGGAAAGTCGCATCGGCCTTTTTCACATTAGTAGTTTTGAAAATACACTTGAACTCTGCACCTTGAACTTTGGCGTCTGTGCCAAACAGGTTATAGCTAAAAGTAGCAGTTGTACCGGCTTTAACACAGAAGTACTGGTTCCCATCGCTGTCGATTTGATAGCCACCATTCGACCAGTCAAAGTTATCTGACACACTTAAAGCAACATCGTTGTTGCTTTCATCGACCCACAGCCGGTTAGAGCTACTGTTCGAACGTCCAGTCGGATTGAAATCGAATGCGAGGTTGGCCGTGACAGGCGCAACATCAATGTCCAGCTCAGAAATATCCATCATGATGGTAACTGAGGTGCTGTTGGGGGCAGTGCCACATGAAAGAACGATGGTGTGGTCTCCGGCGACGGAGGTTTTGAACGCAAGCGTATCATAATAGGTGGTCATCGTATGAACAGTTGATTCCCCATCAATTGTCCGGGTGACGCGAGGTGTTCCCGTGTTGGGGTCAAATACGACATACGGAATGTTGGTTGTGTCATACTGCTTAGCTGCGACTTTCCCATAGAAATCATTCCGATAGATACAGCCAATCACCGGAACTTTTGAGGATTCGTCATACCAGATAATATCTTTGAAGATATGCTCCGTCTCAACATTGGTGCTGTTGATGGTCGCAGTAATCCAACACTCAAGCAAATGAGCACCGTGCTTTTGAGCGGGGATAGCGTAGGATTGCAGTGTCCCAGACGCGGAGCTTGTTACAGGAGTAAGCTCAACACCATCCAGCTTGATGTGAACGGTCTTAGAGATTGACCCGTAGGGGGTATATGTGAAATTTACGGCTTTACCGATGGGATAAGTAACTCGGTCATTAAACGATGATTCAAGGCGGACATCAACCTTTTGTACCGTCCATGTCTTGACCACTGTGTTTCCACCATCGTCTGTTACAATCAAGGTGAACTTTTGCGTGCCGATATCACAATAATCGGTTACATCAAAGGTGTTGGTGCCATGAACGCAAGAGCCAGATGTCAGAACGGTATTTCCAAGCTTCCACGTGTAAGTGCCATCAACTTCTTCTCCATCACCATCTACAGAGGAATAGCTGAAGGAGATTTCAATCTTATCTGTGCTTGTTGCAACGATAGGTGAGGAGGTGATTCTTTCCACTGTCAATGTGGTTGTGGTCTCATGACCGCCATCGCCGCCACCCCCGGCAATCACGAATTGGCTCTTAATAGTTTCCTGCTCTTCATACACTTCATAAAGTGTGAAGACATTTTTGGTCACGGAGCCGTTAATCTCGGCGTTTCCAAATGTAGCATAATAGGTGTATCCGTCTTTACCGAGGTTCTTGACCTCCTGCTGCAGGTTTTGGATGGTTCTACTAAGCGCCGCAATATTGGTTTCATTGGCTTCGATTTTCGTCTCGTTGCCGGATGCGTTTTCCTCGATTGCTGACAGCTTGGCGTTGATTTCATCCTTGGTATAACCGTCACCACCAATGGCTCGGTAGGCTCCGTTGATGAAGCGATAATGAATATAAGAACCATTTTCTTCGGTTACAATATAGTAATCTGTAAACGGATTACCTTTATCAACGCTGGGGAGTGAAGCAGCGATATAGGCCACAGACCCAGCAACCACTTCCCACTGGCCATCGATATACTTGTAGTAGAGGCAACCGCTGCTGGATTTCAAGATGTAATCAGTGTCTTCATCGCCAACCGTGGGAAGCTCTGTTACGACAAGAGTGGTAGCACTACCAAATACATCCCACTTCGAATCTCCATTATCATCGGTAATCCACCAATACTTATCGTACCCGGTTCCTGCTTTGTTGGGGACAAGATAGAATGTCATGCTTTCGCCAACAACAGGAAGCTCAGAGACAATCTTAATTGTGAACGCCTTATAGTCGGCCAGAAGTGCCTGTGCATATGTACGGGACAAGGCTACCGCACCACGAATAGCATCACCAATCTTAGTGTACTTAATAGTGTCGGTAAGTTTATATCCATCCTTCAGTTCATCTTTTACCTTTTCAAGGTTCGCTTGAACTGTATCGGCTTTGCCTTGTGCGTAAGAGTAGATATCGATACCAAGCCCCTGCGGGTCATATGTACCGGGCTGCATGGCGGAATCCGCTTTTACAAGCGTGTTTTCAAAGTCTGCATCAACCTTTTGGCGAGACACGCTACCATCTGTAATTGTCATGTTAGCGAGCTTACCGCTCGACAGATATTCCTGCATCTCAGCATCAACGGCGGAAGAAATCATTTCGGCAATAACTTCGTTGTTCTCAAGCTGAGTTACTTTAATGGTCAAATCGTCAACGTCAGTTTGGTTGGCCTTCAGAGCAATTGCCTCTGCGTTTGCTTTTTCTGCAGCCTTTGCACGACTGATTTCTTCAGTGAGAGCAGTGGCGTCCGCCTTTTTGTTAATCTGCTGCTGCAAATCCTTGTCTGCCGCAATCAAGTCAGCCGCATTTTGTTCATTCCACGTCGATAATGAATTAACCTTACTTACGAGCTGATTATAGAGGGAAAGCGAGATGTCAGTACTCTGGGCATCTGAAACAAGGATGTTCTTATCAATCGTTAATGTAAGGTAATTCGTAGTGGCAATGGTGTTTTTGTCGCTACCGTAGAGCATGACGGTGCAAGTGCCCACACCAATCTCTGCCGGGAGGTAAGCAGCTTTATTTTCATCCAGGTATTGATTATAGGCAATGCCGTCTTGCATAAATTGAGCGAAAGTCGCAAGCCCATCCCAGTCGCCGCTTGTATTAAACACAAACCGCACAAACTCCTGCGTGCCAGCAACAAGGCTTTTCAGGTTCGTTGCGATTTTTAACTTTTGGTTTGCAACATTAACCAGTATATCCATGCAATTCCTTCCTTTCCTCTTAGTTTTTATATAGAAATAAGCGGTCAACACGTTTGCCGACCGCTCTTAGTTGTCTGGTATTATGCCATGCCCGCCCACGTAGGGCGGGCGACATGTTTAATTCTCACATCCATCCGCATTGGAATCGTTCAGCGCCTTTTGGTATTGCTCCATATCACGTTCGAGTTGTTGCTTGGAAACCACAGACATATCCCGATACATATCTTTGAGAATGGGTTCGATTACAAATGGGGGAAGCATTGAGCTGTTAATCAATGCTGTGAGGTTGTTAATAAATTCAGCGCGAGCCACAGACATCGGCTTCATGATTTGCTTATCCAATATAACTATCCTCCGTTGATAATGTTTTTGATATAAGTTGCCAGCGGAATCTTGGAGGCACCGCTTTGTACATAAACATCTCCCATGAAAACAGTGTCCAGAGCAATTTCCAAGCTATCTGTTTCTGCAATCTTTCCGATGCCAAGCCCCTTTCCACCGGCACGGAAATCGAGCAGTACAGATGCCGTAGAAATAAAGGATTCATCTTGTGCGGCATTACCGATAGAGTCCTCAATGCGAACCCTAAAGTTATAGGAATGCTCCTCATCGAAATCCACCGTAAGAGTGGTGCCTGTATTTCGGCTGATTTCTCCATATGCAGTCCATGTACTCGACGTCGAACGCTTGTAGTACAATGTAGCAGTAGCCGCATTTTTGCCATTGACGCTGGAAAAAGACCAATTTGCACGGACGGTTACTTTCTTTGCGTCCGTGGTGCCACGCTCTACGACAAACGCAGTTACAACTGGTTGGCTGTATGCGTAAACGGTGATAGATTTGGAGAGCGCAGTAGAAACTCTGCCACGACTATCACGTGCTGTTACGGAAAAAGTCTTTTGACCGGATGATGAAAGAACTCCACCGGTGTAATTTAGGCTTGAACCATTTATCGTTCTCGTATACGCACCGCTGAGCACAAACGAACTTATGGACGAACCATAAATTCCAGAGGCTGATGCTACGAGCTTCGCCTTGCTGTAACCAACCACATAAAGTCCCCAACCAGCAACCACACTATTCGCACTGTTATCAACTGTGACAGTGAAACCACTAAGCGTTGGGATTACATTAGATGGAACACTGACGGTAAATGTAGTAGATGATGTCGAACCAATTTGTGTTGAACCATTATAGGTATATAGATATACGGTCATTGTTCCCGTGGTAGAGTTTGTGATATTATTCGCTACAATGACGGGAATCGTATATCCTGAATATGTATAAGCGGATGTCGTGCCAGGGCTAATATAGTCAGTCGTATAGCTATAGCCACCAAGCGCAAATTTGAGTTTATACCGGAAAGAGGTCGATGCAGGTGTCCATTTCACGGAGCAGCTGTTCCCAAGTGTAATATTGGCTGCGGAGCTAATAATTGATGCACGGGCAATAGTATTCAGAGTAAATGTGCTACTTCCGGAACAGTTGATTGCCCAGTTGTAGATACCGGCTTGTACAGAAATCGTAAAAGATTTTGAGCCATTATTATTGTGAGAAACCACGGTAGTACCAGATGCAAGAACGGTTCCAACATAACAGTCCGTATGATTGGACGGGCCACGATAGTATGCCTGCGAACCATCAATGGTCACCTTGAGCTCACTGACGACGACATACCCGCCACCGCCGCTACCGACCAGTTCCCAAGTAATCGTTGAAGTATTGTTTGCAATGCTCTGCGTTGCCGACCAATTGAGAGTTACACTTCTGCTTTTATATGAATCGGTAGTTACGCTGCCACTAAGTGCCATAGAACTCCTCCTCCCTTTGGTTATAACAAAGCCTCATACTCAGCCGCCTTGCCACGTAAGTGACACGCCGCCGTCAGCACGGGGATTAAAGAAAAATTTTCCGAGAACCAGTGTCTGCTGAATTACTGCATTCGGAATATAAAGTTGATTGTTGTTGATATATGCGACGGTTGTGTCGCCCTGCTTGAAGTACAGCCCTCTGTTATCAATCACCGTCTTGAAATCAGAAGTAATTGCGCCGAGCGTCAGGCCATCATCATTGAACTGCATATACTGCCCGATATCAGCTTTATAACTCTCAAGTTGGGCAGTAGTTTCATCGATGATACTCTTGTATTTTTCTTCGATGGAACTATAGATTGGCTCTGACTGCTCCGTTACAATTTGCGTGATTTTTTCGGTAAAACGGTTAATATCGCATAAGTCGCCAATAGAGTTAATGTCTCCGGCAACACTTGACTGAATACGAATAGTACCTGTCAAGACGAGGTTTCCATCGCCATCTAAGTACATAACAGGGGTGATAACCTCATTGCCAGACCCATCGAGTGTTTTTCGTTGCACGGTCATAGCCATCATGTTTGCGCCCGCCTGTGTGGCATCCGTGGTAATGGTCAACCCATTCTCCCCCATGACAATAGAGTTGTTGGTGTTGTAAACACCAACTTTCTCGGACAAGATTAGATTGCCAATAAGCGTATCAGCTATGACACCGTAAGCTTCCTCAAATTTACGAGTCTCTGGGTTGTAATAAGTAAAATCACCGATACCCGCTTTTGATGTGCGCCAATTATCATCAGTGAGGTATAGACCCCGGTTGATAATTTTAAGTTGCTTATCGCTATAAGCATCTGTGGTGGGCAGATATTCCCGACACAACAGGCCATGAGAATCCCATGTGATATTCTGGTTGTCTGCGTTGTCAACGATTTTCATCTTGGTGAGAGCAAGCCCTTTTGTAACCCAATCATCGAGCTGTTGATTGCTCTTTTTGCCCTGACTCGCTTGGCGTGACACCGTATCATAAGTAGAGGCCATTGACGCAGCCTGGCTAATAATGCTCTCACTATCGGTCACGCCGTCCACATATTTTTTTACATCAGAGAACTCAATCGAAATGTTATCTAAGTCCTCAAAATCAATTGAGTAGTTAATAAGCCGCAGCCGAAATACTGCATCGTCCACCTTTACACGAATCCAGTTTCCAACTGAGAACTTGTCAACAATAGGGGCAAACTCCTTCATAACAAGGAGATTTTTCAATGATGCAGAAAGTGAGTGCTGTTGTGTAGCAGACTTATAGATTTCCTTCTTGGCCGTCTCAATAAATTCTAACGCCCTTGAGAAAAGCTCTCCGTTGTCCAGACCATCAGAGATGTAGTTCGAATTTGAGTAGGAGTCTTCGCGCCTGTAGGCCACAAATTCCAGCCACAGGTCTGTGCCCAAGAAGCCCTCAAAGTTCAATGCGTTTTGAATTCTTGTACGCTCAGCATCAATTACTGGCTGAATGCCATTTGTGGTCAAATCACCATCCGCATTATAGGCACCGGAGACCACCTGGATTTCGGATTCTCTGAGCTTAATTTCGTCCTGCAAAGCCAAAAGCTTATCGTAATAGGGGAGATAGAGCGTCGTATACAGGTCTGGGTTCTTATTTGCCCACGTCTCTCTATCGGCCACACCCTGCTCAATTAAAATGTCAAGGCAAGTCTGGCAGGCGTCCCCAAAAGCTTGGAGACTTGTCAGACAGTACTTTTTTAATTCCTCTTTGAACTGACTGAGTGGCAGCTTAAACAGAGATGCAATATCGGTGATATCATCATTTGCGGCATTTTTAAGAGCCTTATTGACCTTCTGCTTGACATACGTCTCGTAGTCGTCGGTAATAGTAACCTGCGCCAAAACGCTTTCTGCCGTGTCCGTCTCATCTGAATAATTGGTAACGGTAAAGTTACCAACCCACACTGTCCCATCCAAAACTCCGTTCTTGAGTTTGACCTGATATCTGGGGTCAACAATGGTTTTTGCCACAGCGAGGACGGCACTGGATGCAGACGATGATGAGCATTTGGTTATATCCTGTACGGCGACCGGCGAAAGCGTATTCGAACCAAGACGGGCTGCCTGCAACGCAGCTGTGGTACGTTGCAGTTCTGATGACGGCATGAGTCTATCGTGCAATAACATATACATGTCGATTGTGTCATAGTATACATTCATTACCTGTGGATACCCGACGACACTTTCTGGGAGCTTCTTCAATTCGCTTTTGTACGTCCGGTACTTCTCAATCAAAGCGTCATATAAAACCCTGATTTCTTTTGGGATTTCCAGTACATACTCGTTTTGGTAGTAGTTATACGCCCTATCATACTCAGCAAGCTTTGCAACCAACTCGTCCGACATATCTTTCTTTACATCATCAGACACATACCAAATATATTGACTGCCATTCGGATTGCAGCTCCGGACGGTTGCCGTCATTAAATCATCTCCAGCCTCAAGGCGGAAACAATTCTTAACGGAATCCGTGTTTGTTTTCAGTGTGATATTATCGGCTAAATTCTCGGTTGAAATGAAGATACAAGTGTCTTCACCGTATCCATGCAACACATTATCACTTCCACACTCCGGACAATTTCCAGAGAAGTTATCCCTTGTGCCACATGCCAGGCAATACGACTCTAAGTCATATACGCTAATTGAGCGGCTGATGGAACCATCATCGGCAGAACCGGAATCAATTACGAAGATACAGTCAAGCTCTTCTGAGATTGCCTGGAATGCATCATATAAGCTCGTTCCATCAAAAGTAAATGTCCGCTGAATTTTAGCAATACTTGCATCAACATGCTTAATCGAATAGTGGGGGGCTTTTTCCATGATACGATGGAGTAGGGAACCCTCCGGCTTTTCTGCGTTGTAAAGCACTGTTGCGACATAGTCATCACGAGCAATGTCCGTCTCAGTGTTGATTTCAATTCCGTATAGGTTAATCTGAGACAACTCAGCCTCGCCGACAGATACGCAGGACACATTTTTGACCGTATCGTTGTCATCTTGCACGGTCACATACATTTCAAACCATACGTCCCACTCGCGGCACCATGCCAGCTTAAAGTCTGTAAGTTTATCCCACAATGGGTAGGCAGCTCCGTTGTCGTATTTATTTACACGGAATTCAAGCTCAAAGTGAGAATTGAATGAATCCGACACGGAAACATTGACCGCTGGAATCGGGCCGAGTTTGTGCCCACCTCTGGTCGCCAATACGAAGGTTGGCGGGATAACGTTGTGAGTATTATCAAATTTAATTCTGACCGCCAATATTGCCACCTCCGTCCTTTATGCTGGCGTGTCTTTAATAACCGGTGTGTATCGCAATTCCAACCTACATGGGAGCGAAACGGTTATTTTATTGTTTCTGTTGTTGATTGTGTTTCCAATCCTAAAAAACTCAAAGTTGAAATCATTGTAAAGTCGATGACTATTGAGAGAAGAACTGATGATATGTGTCATGCCGTCAATCGTGATGACTTCACCGACAGTGCACCCCTTAATGACCATCGTACAATCTTCCATCTCATTGTAGATAGATAGGTCGCCGCTTTTATTGCAGCTAATGACCATAGACGGATAGGTGTATCCAATCTCATCGGACATGTCACTGAGAATATACGACTTGGTAGTATCACTTACTGTCCAAGCTACGGTGAGCTCTTGCCCATACCCGAACGGTTTGTTTGTCTCCATATTGAGCTGTAGCCCGAAGAGCTCCTTATTTACCATGACCTTGTCAATGTTAAAGCTGGCTTCGAAATAACAAGTTTCTTGCTCTTTGTCATCCTCATTTAGAAGCTGAAACTTCAAAAACTCATGTCGATTTAACCAACGCATAATGTCACGGTATTCGTCGTTCGTGATATGCAAATCATCATAGAGTTCAGGGTTCTTGCAAATTTCAAAGGTAGCTGTAACGCACTCGTCATATTTTGTTCCGGACAGCCCATAAGCTTTCCCACGATTTCTTGAAACTTTATTGAATGTAATTTTAGAACCAGCGCTGACAACATCGACGCCGGAGGTGCCGCCGCCGAAATTACATATCACAAAACCGTAGTCGCTTAAATACTGGCCGTCATATTCAAAATCCAAAGCATACATTTTATATCAGCGCCTTTCGTAGAATTAAGTTTTAATCTGTCGTAAAAGCTGTTTGAAACGTTTGCGATACTCCTGCTCGGTTTGCTTCGCCTTAAAAATTGCCTGAGTGTACTCTTGGCGAATATCGTGCATACCAGAAAGGCAGGTATTATATTCACGACGCAGCTTTTCGACCTCGTCGAAGCGAGCTTTAAGCTTAGCCTCTTTATCTAAAAGCTCTCGATTCTCACCCTTGAGAGCATTATTTTCAATTTCCAATCTTTCAATTTTCTGCAAAAGCGCTTGAATGCGACGCTCCTGCATTTCCATTTTTCTTTTTGCGTTCATGTTCCTTTCCTCCCAATCAAATAGGGAGGAGCCGAAGCTCCTCCCGCGATGTGTTACCATTGATATCTATTTTTGGAAAGCTTACTCCCGCCGACCATTCTGTCAATCGTCATAGACTGAATCAGCTTTTCAAACTTTCCGTCCTTGCGCATCTGGTTCACGAAATCCTCATAGTCCAAGACGCGCTCAATCGGGATGGTTACGCTGTAGGTGTAATTGCCAACGGGCATCGTCTTTCCAATGTACGGGCTTTCGATTTTTGCCAGCTGCTCAAGCACACGGGCAGCGGTTTCATCGCCTCCGAATAGCTTTGACAAAGGCGAATTGCCATTGGCAATCATACGAAGCGCATCTTTGAGGTCGATAAGGTTTGCGGTATCGGTACTGTCAAGCACCATCTCTGGCTCACTTGGCGTACCATCAAGCTGCGCGAGACCAGTGTAATCAACAAGACCACCACGGAGATACTTGTTGTAATGGAACGGTGCCAAATCTCGAATACCGTAATACTTTCCGACCCAAGCACCGCTGCGAATATATCCATCGCGCCCCATCTGGTTAACAATAGACTGCATTTTGCTAACATCGAAACCCTTTGCTTTAAGACGCTGGCTTCTTGTTTGCCCGCTTCCCCAGCCATAGTTCCCGTTCCAAATTGCCAGAGCAACACCATAGTAGTCTTTGTCGGACAATGTGGGTTGCTGAGCCGGTGGCGTGGTTGGCTCTTGGGGAGTAGACGGAGTCGTCGGTGCATCGGCAGGAGTAGACGGAGTTGTACTGCTGACAGTCGTATCTGCCGCCTCATCACTCGTGCTAATCATAGATGCGACATTAGCAGAAATGGAGTTGAGTACATTGTTGATTGATGTCAACGCTGTTGTGAACGAATCTCCATATCTGGTAATAATAGAATATGCACCACCCTCGTTAGACCAAATAGCACGCATACTTTCGGACAAGTCATAACCGACCTTGTCTGTTTCAGCAGTGATAGTGTCGCTAATGGATGCAGAGTTGGTATTGATTTCATCTATCATATCAGCAATAAGTGCGTCAACATCATCAAGACGCTGATTAAGAACAGTCTCATATTCATCATAAAGATTATCGAGTAGCTTCTTCTGTTCGCTGATATAATGCTCATACTGCGTCTCTTCCAGATTCTCCATAGCATCAGACAAGCTGACCTGAAGCTTCTGGACAGTTGCACGAGTTTCTTCCGAGTTGTCTCCAGAGTATGCTGCCAGCTGCTTTTGCAATTGAGCGATTTCGGAGGTCTGTTCCTTTACTTTTTTCTGATAGTCGTATAAATCCTTTGCGCTATCAAGTGCATCAGTATAGGAAGTAATCAGCTCCTGCAGAGCCCCTAACTCTAACTCAATGCCCTCACGGACCATGTCAACGATAGCCTGCTTCTCATCTTCAGCAGCAAGAATCGCCTCGCGTTGAGCTTGCAGCAGTTCCTCTTTTCGCTCAAGCAACTTCGTGTTGTTGGGGTCGTTTGCAATTTCATCATTGAGTGCCAAAATCTCCTGGGCATATTTATCTGCCTGCGCCATGTAAACATTATAGTTCTGGCCGTGCATACCCATGGTAGCCATTCCTGTATCGGTTAACTGGCCGTTATCAGTATACAGGTCGGAATTCTCCATCAAGCTAATCAGGAAGTCGGCCTCCTCAGTGATAGCGCTAATCTGCTTTTGGAGATAGTCAAAGTGCTCCCATTTAACCTCGCGAATTGAATTACCAAATTCAATCATTGCCGTTTCGGATTCTTGGATTGCCTCTTTCGTGGAGTTAATTTCCTGCTGGAACTTATACCACGCCTCAGAACCTTCTTCGATAGCACCGGAGTTAATTGCCTCCGACATGGCTTTTGTTAAGTCGGCAAGCTCCTGTTTACGAATTTCGATATTCTGACGCTCGACCTCACGAAGGGCTTCATAATACTTCGTGCTTGCCAAGTAACCACGCGCCTCCAGCTCATCCAGTCCATTATTGTAGGTGTTGGTTAAATGTTCAAGGAGCGACAGCTGATTCTCATAATCGCTTGCCACATCTTCAAACTTGTTCTGATAAAGACCAGCGATGCTTTCCTTAAGCTCAAGAATGGCGTCAGAACAATCGAGGGCCTTTTCATACCACTCTTGATAGTCCTTGATGAGTTCGGCTGTATCTTTGTCATACTCGTTGATGTCAATTGTGCCGTTCTGAACACGCGCCTGCAAATCACTTGAAAGACCAACAGAATTTGCTTGCTGCATATAGCGGTTGTATCCGGCTTCCTGAATGGAAAGCTCATAAGCCATATTAGCCAGCTCATCATTGGTTGCACCCAAACGTTCTGCGAGTTTCTTGAAGGGGCTTGTAGCGACAGTGGCAAGCCGATTGATTGCCCGCTCAATCCGCTTAATCGCAATCTCAATCCAATCGATAATTTCGGAATTGTCCTCGTCACGATTGGAGGAGTTGCTTGATGAGCCAGAAGAACTGGAGGAGCCGCTGCCTCCGCCTGCACCGACGGAAGTACTTGAACCACCGGGGCGGTGACCGCCGGAACCGCTGTCAAATGCAGTACCGCTTACATAAGAGGCCCCACGCCTTGCACCGTTTGTAATTTTACCGTTCTTCAGGATTTGGCGGGTTTGTTCCGCGTTAAAGATAATATCTCCCTTTTTGTAGCGGAAAAATTCAGCAGAATCATCACCAATTGTAAAATAGCGACCGTCTCGAACCACTAACTCCTGGCCGAGTTCACCGCCGAGAGCAACTCCGCCGTCTTGGGTGCGCCAATCACCATGAAGCATTGCCGTACCGGTTGCATATGCAGTCCCATCCGCTCTGGCTCGTCCGCCGGAGGGGGAACCAATTGTGCGGTAGGTAATGGTAACAGTCTTGTTGAGGGACAAATTCTTGAGATAAGTAATATAACCATCAACAGAAGAAGAGTTCTTTCGGAAGGTAACCGTTCGCTCAAGGTTCTCCGGGTCGTAGTTCTCTACCTCGCTGGCATCAAGACCAGCCTTAACAAGCATCTCAGGGGTAGTCGCATTGATTCCAGCAACAGCGGATTCTACGGAGGACGTATCGACCTCCAGTGTGCCTGTTATGGTTTGATTCTCAGATAACTCAGAAAGTAAACCGTCAACCTTAGATTGGGCATCTGTTGTATCAACGCCAAGCGCGGTCTGCACTTCAAGGTTCGCAACAGCCTCCTTGAATTCTTGCATCAAACCAATGGCATTCCCAATTTCGGTTTGAGCCATTTCGGTATCAACAACCACACTCATAATCGTGGGCGCTTCCAAATCGCTCTTCTGATAAATAAGCGAAGCGAGAATCGTGGCAGCTTCTGACGCACCTTCAAGTTCAAGATTCACAGTTCCATCTTCTTCTGTGAACTCTTGCAGGAGCGTCTTAGCGTTTTCAATTTGCCCAGCGACATCAGTGATGTCTTTAGAATCCAAGTGGAAGTCTACATCGGCGCTGATTTTCCCTGCCTCTTTTAGCTCTTTCAATACGGTAAGTGCATCTTTAGAGCTGTTAATAACGGCATCAATGTCACTGAACATCGAATCAAAGATAACATCAAAGCCAGCATCCAGCATAGCCTTTTCAAGAATCTGGACAGCTTCGGTTGACATGCCAAGTGCATCAGCAACCTGCTGCAGTTTCTCGCCAGTAAAATCAAACGCGTAAGAGCCGTCTTCTCTTATCTGAACAAAAGTATCTCCCAGCTTCTGTTGTACGGTATCAAGGAAATTATAAAGTCCGGTTGATACCAAGTTGTTGTTATCGTCGTACTGGAAGAAATCCATAATGCTAAAGTCTGCGCCTGCAATGGTCTGCTTTAGCTTCTCAAAATCCGCGATATTATCTTTTGTCCGCTCATCAGCTGACAATAACAGATTTAAGTATTCAGTAACCTCAGAATCGCTGACCCATCCTTGGTCAAGTAACGACTGAACAGTTGTGTAGCCCTGTCCAATATTTACATACCCTTCGCGTTCATCAGTCTGACTCTGCGCCTGCAGCCACTTATTGTATGAGGAGGTTAGTGCCGCATACTGTGTCGCCAAATCCTTCGTATCGTTAATCTGGTCAAGAATAGCATCACGCTGACTGTACAAGTCAGCGAGCTTTGATGCATCACTGCAGTTCAGAATTTCGTCTGTGAGTTCAGAATATTGATTGGCTAAGTCCTGAAGAGATTCACTGATATCGGATTTGGTGAGGGATTGGTACTTGCTCTCAAGTTCATCCAGCGCCTTGGCGTTCAAGTGAATGCCGACAGATGTGTGCTCAAATAACTTACCAGCATCGTACCCATCAATGTCTTGATACAGCTCTTTAATTGCGTTGATTGTATCAGTTGTTAGCCCAGTTGATGACCCAGACTCTTTGAGCGCATCTTGTAACGTTTGCATTCGCGAGCTCAGGTTGCTTAAAGCCTTGCTTGTTCGGTCAACGGCGCTTTCAGCCTCAATAGCGGCCTCAGCGCTTTCTTGGTAAAAACCGACAAACTGAGACTGGTTCCTCAGCACACTATCAATAGCCGTTTCAATATCCTCGGTGGTGCCCTCAAATTCTCCAGAGGCCACCGCAGCGTCAATTACGGACTGACGATACTCATCAAACTCATCTTTGGTGTCAGGAATTGACTTACCGATTAACCCGTTGAGTGTATACTGTTCAGCCAGATTTGTGTTCAGGCTTAACAGGCTGTCCTTATATGCCCCAACGGATGTTGAAAGCATATTGTATTTTTCGTAAATTGCATCATATAGGACATTGTCAGACCCAATTTCGTTTGAGACAATATCCAGCATATCACCGAGTTCTTTATACGCATTTAGAACGCCGTCGATAGTTGAAAGGTCATCATCCAGTCCGGCAAGGAAGGCGAACCCTCGCGAATACTTTTGGCCGTTATCGTCCGTGTAACTGCTATAACTACCAGAGCTTATGAATCCGGCATTTTCAAGGGATTTAAGAGCATTGTAAAGTTGTATCTGTTGGCTGCGCGTATATCCACTGCTGGCACTTCTTGATATGGAAATGGAATCTGTGCCAAAGAACCCTTCGTCTGCAGCATCAACCACGTCTCTGCGATATTCGTTCAGACCACCACGAATATCACGTTCCTCCTCTTGCAACTTTGCAACTGAGGCGGCCTTAATTGCATCAGTGTATGAGCCATATTTTTCGATGAGCTCTTGAAGTTTACTCTTTTCGATAGACAGCTTGTCGATAAGCTCATCTTGCGTAGATAGCAACTCGTCTTTAGCATTTTGGTCAGTCGAAACAGCCTCGCTTAATTCGAGGTACTTGTTTGTAAGGCTGGTAATATCGTCGCTTAGTTCTGCGGCAGTGTCTGCTGTGTCCTTGGCCTTTTGTCGTGCCTCATCTACGCCATTGTTATACAACGACAATGCGCCGACAAGAGCGGTAATTGCGGCAAGCACAAGACCGATGACCGGGATAGACGCCTGCATTGCCGTGCTTGCAGAAACAGTACCAGCAGCATATGCTTTCCACGCAGTAATTGCATTAGGAATAACGTTGATAACATTGACCAATGCTGTTTTTAGATTGCCGAAGAATGAAATAATTTTCTTAACGGCCGCAACCGCAATTAACTGAACCTTATAAGCAATGAGCCCGCCCTTTGCAATCGCTAATGTTGCAGTAACTGCAATGAGGACGGTCTTAAGCCCACCCAATGCATTGATTACATTTGTGATTCCATTAAGCAGCCCAAGCAAGTCGGTACCTGCATCAACAAAGAATTTGACCAAATCACTGCCGATTAAGTTATTCGACAATTCTTCAAAGGTGGCCTTAAATGTAGCGATACGTCCTTGAATGCTTTCGAGGTATTTTTCGTTTTCCTTCAATGCAGAACCGGCAGAATTTGCAGCGGTCTCAACAACGCTTTCTGCAACGTTAAAATTCTCAAGCAGCGAGGCCAGCACGTTGGCGTTCCGCTTACCGCCAATCTGTTCAAGAATGTTTGCCTGCGAAATATCGGTCAATTCTTCCCAGACATCAGCGAGCTCTTTCAAAATCTGGTAGGTCGATTTGAAAGTATTCTCATCAATCTGAATATCGACCTTCCCGCCAGTCAAGGCAAGAAGCTCCTCACGCAATTCTGATACACTGTTCGCCATTCCCTCAGTGCTTTCGCCAGCCTCCTCGGCCTCGGTTTTAGCCGCTCTGAGGTACATGGAAACAGTCTTCATTGTTGTGCCAACAACATCAGGGTCTTGCACAACGCTATTTGCCGCAGTAATTAAAGCAATGCTCTCATCAAGCGTATTGTTGCCCGCAGCAAGCGCAGACGCTGAACGGCGGAGCGCTTCACCAATACCTTCTGACGAGATTGCAAAGTTATTGCCAACCTCGTTGAACTTGTCCACAATGGACATGGAATTTTCAGCCTGAATGTCAAACGCCTTCATTGTGGAAATGATGCTCTCAGACGCCTGACTGATATCCTCAATTCCATCGCCAACGTTTTTATATATCAATGCAGCGTCAGCCAATTGAGCAGATTCATCCAGCGTATAGCCAAGTCGAGCGAAATCGGCAGACGCATTAACGGTATCTGCAATTGTAGCCCCTAACTTTTTGGCGCGAACAGATGCGTTATCCAGAAACTTGGAGTACGTCGCATCCGTCTCGTCTGTGACCTTTTTGAGTTCGGTCATAGCAGTGTCAATGTCAATGACAGCCGACACCATTTTGCGGAGGGCGGTGTAAAGCCTCATAACGATTTGAGACACTGTGAGCCAAGATGTGAACTTAGCAGCCAGACCACCGACACGTTCACTCATTGTGCGTGTATTTTCACCAGCATTTTTGATTGTGTTTGATGATTCCGCAAAAGATACCTTCAACGAGGAAAGACGTTGCTTAAATTCTTCAACCGAGATTTCACCACGTTCCAGCTGGGACAGATACTCTCTTAGATATTCAGTACTCCGGCGAATACTACTATACGCTTCACTGCTCTTTCCACCGCGAGCAGATGTCCAATCCTGCTCTGCTTTTTCCATTTGTGTAAGCAGAGTCACGCCCTGTTTGAGCGCAGCATTCTTCTTGTTCTCAGCATTAACGCTATCCTGTGCCGATTCAGCTGCAGCCTGAGCAGCTCGTTGCCTTGCTTCTTCTGCCTCTAAGGCTGCAGCCCGAGACTGTTTAAGCTGCTCAATATTTTGAAGAATGGCAGCACCCTCATCCTCCAAAGCATCGCGACGAGCATCGCTGCCGCTAACGCCTTCAATACGAAGGGTTTCGACTTCAACTTGCCATGCTTGATATCGTTCAATCAGTGCAGTGACTTGTGCAGCTTCTTCGGCGGTAGCTCCTTTGCTAAGAGAACTAAGCCCAGTATCAATGTTTTTAGACTGCTTTTTGATTGCAGCAATTTGAACATTGAATTCTGCAATTCGTCTAACTGCCTCATCCGTCGCGGCAGCAGTTTCTTTGATTTTGTTCTTGACCTCGCCGATACCTTCGGCTGTCAAGGTGATGCTGGTGCCTTTATCAAGGTTAAGCGTATTGATGACGGAGTTTAGCTGTTTTCTGAAATCAGCAATGGCACCGGCACCAAGCTTCATTTTGGATACCTGCACGGAGAACTTGTCGCTTGCCGCCAACTTATCAAGCTGGGCTTGCACTTGCGCACCAAGAGATTTCCTGCCGCTTTCCCCACCGCTAAGCTTTACTGCAACCTTTAAGGGGTTCTGGTTAATACTTTTCATGATATCCGCAAGTTCACTGCGGATAAGGGCTTCGCTGTCACCATCAGCGCCGCCACGTGCAACACCGATTAGCAGGCGTACATCTGCATCCATTGCCATCGTTTCTCACCGTCCTTTATGAAGAAAAGGCTTGGCACAAAGCCAAGCCTTTCAAAAATTATTGTTCGTAAATATCGGCGGCAACTACAGCGGTCACATTAAACTCCGAGCCATAGTTCCCATTAAAATCTTGGATAGCCTGCTGAATAAACTTCAACGCATCCCGTTCTTTTTTGCTGCGTACCCAAGCATAGTCACCGCCAGCACCTGAACGCATAGATGTTTCGCCGGTTGAGGCTCCGTGGCCTTCCCACCAGCCATAAGTGTAGTTCTGCGCGTGGTACCCGTTATTAAATAGCGCAACAATATTACTGACACCGCCATACCCTAAATCGTTCTCAAGAGAATCACGGTGTAAATCTCCAGAAAAATATAGTGGGATTTCGAAGCCGTCTTTTGTTTGGAGTATGCGCCCACTCTCCATACCGAGAATGTGCTGCATCACGGACTCGGGCAAATCGTAGCTTTGAGCAGTCATCCGCAGAATTTCAATAAACTTAGCAGCAGCCTTGTTCATCTGCGCCTCTGGCATGACCGAATCACCTGCAGCAGTCTTTTCAACGCCATTTCTGGTGTATTCTTCGAGCTTTTCTTGAATCCGTGCCTGACCCTTGGGCGACTTAATCCACGCGTTCAGCTTGCTCGACAGGCTCATTTTGGCCTCCCAACATCTGACTCGCGTAAGCCTTTACAATACGTTCCTCAATAGGTCTGCCATCAGACACTTCCGAAACCAGTTTGCTGAGGTCATCGGGGTCAACCTTTTTGAGGACGGCAGCGCTCTTCTCCTGAAGGTCGATAAAAGCAGTAACAACCTCTTGCAGGTTCTTTTCGATAGCAGAGATGTTACTGTCACACAAATAGTTAATCTTGTTGCCAATGGCGCTCAGCATATCATCAAGCTGCTTCTTATTGATGTGCTTCATCACAAGGTCAACCGCATCCGTGTTGTAGAGTAATTCGTACCGATGTTCAGGGTTATCGGGCAGTGTAAAGTTTGCATATCGGGTCAAAATGTTGCTCTTAAAAATAAACTCAATCAGCTCTGGCATATAGCCGCCAGTTTCATGGAAGCAACATGAGACAACATCGTCCACGAATGCGAGCATCTCCGAGAGGGAAAGAGTATATTTAATTTTCACCTGATTACCAAACCACTGTTCTGTGGTAATGCCGACCTTCTGCTGGTTCAACACCTTATCAAGAGATGAAATAGAAATCTTTTTCTCAGCCTTAGCCATTAGATGTATCCTCCTTTTGATTCTTCTTGCGCTTTTCCTCTTTACGCAAGCGCTTGGCGGCTTCATAGTCAATCCATCCGCCCCATTTTTTGACATAAGTAATCCATTTATAGTTGATGTGTGGGTATGTGTACCAAAATAGCTTTCGCTTTAATTTGGCAACGCTATCGGGGCAGCCCTTTGTGTCAATAACCTCGATATGCCCGTCCGCATACTCTATATAAAAGTCTGCGACATAAATGACGGGGCGCACTGTCTTACCATCATGTATGTACTTAGGTTGCAGCACATATTCTTTCTGTAACTCAAATGCCGTTACTTCGCCGCTCTCCACTTTGGGACAAAGTACATCACGGAAATACCGCATTTCTAATTGACTATCAAAGACAATGCCGTCATGCGTTCGTCGCTCTTTATCTTTATCAACATTGAACTTACTTCGCTCCACGCGCACCTCCTGTTATAGAGAAAAGGAGGGCAGAATATTCTGCCCTCCAAATTGTTTATTCACCTTGCACGAGCGCTTCTTCGAGCAGACGCATCTCTTCCGGTGTGGCTTTTACAACGGCCTGCTTAGTGGTGGCTCGCTTTGCCCTGTTCTTTTTCTCGGTAATTCCGCGAGACTCATTTATTCGCTGCAAATAAATACTCCCGCATTGCGGAGAACACGCAACCTCCTGCCACCGAAAGATGCCCGCAGTTCTATTTGCGCTGCGACAAGCTTCATATTGCTTGCCGCAAACACGACACGTTCTAACTGCAGATGCCATAATTGTCACCCGCCTTACACAGCATCCTCAGCATTTGCGCCAAAGATGGTGTAAGTCCACAGTGCGCCACTGGCACCGCACGCTCCAGACAGAGACTCTGCCTCAAAAGCATGGACGGTCTGGTTGTCGCCAAACTCAAGGCTGAACTCACCGTTGAAATCAGCTTTGGGAATGTAGAACTGCACACGATACACATTAGCGCAACGGTCTTCTGCAAATGCATCGATGTACAGGGCGCACTTACCGGAGTAATGGTCGCTCAGGTTCTCCAATACATCCGCCTGAATCTGGCGGTCATAGTACACGACGATTTCGGTATTATCAGCAATATCGCCCTCGTAGAAAGCAAGCGCTTTGCTGGCGGGGTTATACGTAAACACGCCAGCAGCGGCTTCGGCACCTTGGGTCAGAGCCTTGCCAAGAGTACCATCGCTGTTCTTGACGTAAACGGATTCAATCTCATTGCCGGTTGTACCGACGGCCTTATAGGCGGTGGTAGCCGCATTGCCGGTAACGGTAATATAATCCGTCCACTTCACAGTGGTCTTCTTGTTCTCAAACTCGCTACCAACCTGGGTCTCCAGCAAACCACCAGAAATCAGACCATTGGTGCCGCTAATGGTGACCGCCTTGTTCTTCTTCAGGGAACTCAGCTTACGGCCCTGCTTACCGGTAATGTCCGTCTTTTCCTGTGCCTGTGCAATCGTAGCATTCTGCAGCTCATCCAGAGCAAACTTGAAGGCACCAGTGGCAATATCAAACGCATTGATGGTCTCAAGGCTGGTGATAGTGATATCATTGATATTCATGTAAACACTCCTCCTATTTGTGGATTAGCCAATTCAAATCATCTTGGCTTAATTCTTTTGCATTGACTGTTCCGGCATAGATGCCATGCATCCGATTGTCGTAGTCAATCTTCTTGATAATTTGTCGCACGCTCTCATTAAACTGATAGATTGAAAGTTCTCGTGTCCCTTCGAATCCATAGTGATACTGTTCGGTATTTACAAGCGCAATGATTAGGCTCTCTAATTGAGAGTCGGTTGTACGCTTTGCCCGACGCATTTTTTTGCGTGCTCGCTCTATCATATATTCTCTCGCTTCTCCATTGGCTGGTTTGCGATTATCCTTTTCAATGTGGTGAATCTTCCTCAACGCACTGGCAATTTGACCGTGAACTGCCCGGTCAATTCGGATACCAGTCGCCCGGTCAACCAAAACAATATTTCCGTTTTGCTGGTCAAGCGCCGGGGAGAATGCTTTAAGGTTTACGTCACCAAAAATCAAGGAAGTATCTAACTCCTTGACAGAGTTAAACATTAGAAGGAACAAGTCCCACTCATTTATGGTTGTAAAGTCAATCCCAACGTCATCAAGCTGTACCATCATATCGATTGGCATTGCGGTGAATAGCGAAACCATATCGTAGTACTCGTCTTCATGTTCAAGAACCTCGCCCACAGTTGGAATTACAATATGGATTGAGTCGTTTATTGGATACTCCGATTGGTATAGCAAATGACGAGTCGGCATTTACTCACCCCTTCCTATTAGAAGGAACGGGCTTCCCAGTAGGAGAGACTCTATTAAAGTCTTTCGCCTGGAATGTCATAACTTTCCCTTGGTAATCTGTAATCGGAGCAAATCGCTTGACAGCATATAAATCCAACTCGCCAAGACCATAGTATCTGCTTCCGTTGACAGCCTTCGCAATTTCGGAGCAGAGTTTATCTGTGCGTACACCGCTTTCACCATTTGGAAGACGAAGTTTGCTTTTATGGCTAAATACCCAGATATACATAACCGGGAGCAAGAAGGTCTTGTTTACAGATTTTTGCACATCAACATCACAGCAAATAAACGTCTGTCCATGTTCAATCGTATCGGGGACATATTCGTAAGGAAATACCTGACTATACACAAGCTCCTTGGTGCTTGTGATAGGCTTACAGTCATCGGCCAACAGGCGAACAATCTCTTTGTTTGTTAAAAGGTCGTTCATGAGCTGGTTCTTATAATCGAAAAATTCATCCAATTGCATCAGAACCATACCTTCTTTCCACTATCATCCCCATCATCATCGGGTACGACCGGTGTGCCCGATGGCTCTTTGGGGAAATGGTCGTAGTAATTTGCGATATGAAGCTCGAAGTTGTCTGAGTCCTCGGTATTGCATTCTGCCAGCACAAAGTTGAGAACGCCCTTTCCGTTATAGGTTCCACCAAGCTTAAACGGTTTTGTTAATCGATAGGCGAGGACATTCTTGGACTCATAATCATCAATCAAAAACCTGTTGTTTCTATTTAGTTGAATCGAATATTCATCCCTGGCAATAATTAGAGAGATTCTTGAATCACCGCGCATAACAATAAAATCATTATCGCCGTATTCACCTGTTAGGTATTTGGTACCGTCTTCGATGATGCACCAACGCTCCACAATCGTATCATCGTCTGCGACCCAGCGGAGGAGGTAATTGCATTGTTTCATAATGCCTTTTGTGTATAACTCGTTATTTGCATCACGCTCAATGATTAACCAGTGGTTGTCCATCCATTCAACGAGCCCGCCATGCGGGAGGTCTTCGCCAGGCATTGTGCAGAGCGTCTTGATGTTCAAATTATCAGAGTTGATGACCGCCATGTTCCTACTCACACCATCAACTGTTAATTGATGGTAGGAAAGGCTTGCTGGTAATTTGGTGTTCAAAAATGAACGCTCTCTTTGTAGGGCTGTATCACGCCGTGTAGTACCTCGGGAACCAATTCTTGATAAATAGATGTCCCATGGATTCATCATGTCACCCCCATGGAGCTTGCGTATCGAGCCTTGAGCTTGTTACAGATGGAAATAGCTCGAAATACCTCTCGCTTGACTACGGTGACACTACAGGACGGGTTGTCAATAAGATATTGCAGGATAGCAATCAGCGACAGAAATGAGGGGTCATCGTGGATTGCTTCAATAAGCTCCTTACAGCCAAGCAGTTCAGCCTGCAAACTTCTCATATAAGTATCTAACGAACTTTCTCCACTCTCTTTGATAGGTAAAATCTTAAAAAAGAGGTTTACCAGTGTATGAAAGTAATTACTCAAAACCGTGGCATCCATTGGCACACCTACCGTGGTTTGAATCATCATAAATGTAAGTCCGTTAAATCCCCGTGATTATACGAATACTCCCTCATCATATTCGTAAAATCCTTTCGGGCTGCGGTGTATGCGTTACCAATACGCATGAGCAACTCCGCCGGAGAATAGGTTGTGAAATCTCTTGTGTTCAAAACACTTTCGAGGTTTTCCTGCTTATACGTAAAAGGTTTCATCCACTGGACAAGCATCCCTTCGGAGATAATATCTGCAAGTTCGTCAATGTCCTCCTCTGGCACATCAATGTCAAATGCGCGAGTGGTATCGTTGCCAGTTGATGAGAAATCATACTTACAAATTTTCTTAAAAGAAGCAATTGCCCGTTTCATGTAACCATCAATCAGATTGCTTCGTTCCAGGTCATCCATATTTGCAAAGTCAAACTCGGTGACTTTCGATAGAAATGCGCCTGTGAACACATCGTATGGAACGCTCATTACTTTTCACGCTCCTTATCGGTCATGTTCTACCAGCTCTACACCAAGGCATCTCTCAAGAGCAGCAATAGTCTTGTTAGAATCGATATCATTCGTTGCAATCAGTTGCTTTGCGCGATATGCAGCAGACTTTTTCTGCCCGTCCGAAAGCTCAGAAATAATGTGTTCAAGCTCATCCACGGGCTTGCTGAATAAGTTGTCGAAATCATCGATTGAGATAGCAAATTTGTAGTACTGACTCATACCGATATAATCAACAATCCATGGCTCGTCAAACATAAACCAGTTATTGATGAAATACGTCTTGCTTGAATTTCGCGCATTGCGAAGCTCACCAATTTCCATATCCTGCTCATCGCCGAAAGATTCCCACACAAAACGTTCGCCCGTTTTCTTGCTCTTATAAACAAGCCGCCCTTGGAAACCATTGCGCACAGTTACAATTGTGTGCGGGTCGATACTCTTAGGAACAAGCTGCCGCTTCTTTGATGTGCGTGCCTTATCCTGCGGCTGTTCAACCTGTTCGGCCACGGGCTGAGTGGTGCGGCCTTTTGTAGTCTCATTTACCATAGTAAAATCTCCCTTTCATACATAATGCGGGGCTCCTTACGAGCCCCGCTCATTTTGCGTTGTTTATCCGGCAATTTCGTATCGACCAATACCAGCGTTACCGCCAGCAAGAACGATACCCATGCCATATTTCTCGCCATACAGGTACTCCTGAGTCAGGTCACCATTGCTCATGGGGTCACCCATAATGACAATGGGGTCGCCCTCATAGACGCACTTGATAGGCTTATCATCACCAGCGATGATGGTCAGCATGTTGTCGTCCAGAGTGAAATCGGTAGAACCGACTTTATGGCGCTGAGGCGTCACGATGACGGGAGTGCCGTAGAACTTGCCATAGTAACCCATGTTGTACAGGTCGCTCTGAGAATCGATTCCCTGAATGGACGGAGCCAGATTGCGCACGGCCTTCTTGGTGCCGATAATGGTAGCCTGCTTGCCGCCTGCTGCCGCCTCAACATGGGCAATCAGCTCAAGCAACTCATCTTCGTCGTATGCGCCAGCAGTGGGGAAGTAGGTCACACCACCGAAATCATTAGCGGTTGCGGTGCTCCACAGAGCATACACGTCGTTCAGGAGCTTCTGGCGGAAAGACTCAGCAACCTTGTTGATAAAGGTGTTAAAGTCTACACGTCCAGCCAGGACGCGATTCAGCTCTTCATAAATCTTCACGACCTTCAGGGAAGTCGGAATGGAGACTTCGCTGGTGCCGCTCAGACGCTGACGGCGAATGCCCTGTGTTCCATCTGCGGCCTCGGAAACAACAAAGAGATTGCTATCTTCAACCTGGAAGATATTCTTATCTCCCTCGGCAACATTTCGGAAATCGACGAGAGCATTGAAGTACTCGTCGCCCTGCAGACCCTCCACAACAGTGCGAGACAAAACTTCCTCAATCAGAGTGAACAGTCCCTTGCACTTGCCGTCGCGGATGTTCTTATAATTCAGTACGGTGCTTCCACCATTGGCGTCAATCAGCGCCTTATGGAGGAGCTCCATAGACTGACCAACGGAATACTGTTCAACATTGCCGTGGTAAGCATCAACGGCAACCTTAACGATATCTTTCATTTCAGCCATCTTTATAACCCCCTCTCGAATTAGCCGCCCTGACCGGGAGTGACTGTGGCAGTGGACGCAGTAGTCTCGGTCTTGTCAATCTTAATGGCGTAGTAGGTATAGCGACCAACGGTCTCAACATCTACACAAACACCGAGGCCCGTGCCTGCGGCATCAATCTTACCGCCAGTACCGACACCGACCTTGGCACCCTTGGTAGGAGCGGTTCCGCCCACAAAGCCCTCTTTGGTCACAGAGAAAATATTGCGGCTGCGGGGAATGTAACCGCGAATCGCTTTACCGGCTTCGTTGATAAATTCATCCAAATTCTTTTTGCGCTCGTCATACATAACCTCTGGGGCGGCAACGATTGCACAATCGTTCAGGTCATCGCCAGCAGACGCGGCGACAGCCTTCATAACTTCACGTTCGCCATCTTCATAACCCTGAAGCTTAACAATGACGCCGTTCTCCACCTCTGCCTTATTACCATCTGAGCCATAGAAGCGCAGAGAAACAAGGTCGGCAGGCTGTTTGGTACCGCTCATCAAATCGGTACGAATAACTGCATAAGCCATAATTTGACTCCTCCTTGTAAATTATTTAATTATGTTGAGTGACCGGAGTGATGCCATATTCGGTGAACACGCCACCATAGGGCTCCGGAGTTAATGCATTCTTTTTCTCAACAACCAGCTTGGGATTCTTTGGCTCGACAGAGAACTTTGCTGGCGTTCCGTTTCTGCCACGAATTGCATAGCACTTTTCTTCAAGAGCATCGATAGTATACTCGGCGCAATGCTCACGCAAATTTTCGAATGCCTCGACGCCAACTAAGTCCTCAAACTGAGCGAAGACCTTTTCCCGTTCGCCATTTGCTACAGCATTTTCGGTATCTGTCTTAAACTGGCGCAAAGTGCCAAGCTCGTTCTCCATAGACGAAATCGTGTCGGAGGCGGTCTGGTACTTTTCTGCCCACTGCGTATCATTTGCTGAGTACTTCTCTGTGATTTTTGCGAACATCCCGCTGATGGGGTCGGCTTGCCCGCCCTCGTCGAACGGAACAAGAGACAGCTTCATACGTTTCTTGCTGGCAAAATCGATTACGACGTGGTCTCCATCCATTGAATAGGGGAACCCGTACAGGTTCCAATCGGTAATGTCGGTTGCGTATACCTCAGACGCATCTCTGTCATAGTCCCAGAACCAATAGTGAGAGTCCGTTCCCCAGCAGGTTTCAACCTTTTCTGATTCCAGAGCCCCAAACAGCTCATCGCGGAACTGTCCTTCCAGAGCAAAACTCTCAGGATTGCTTACACTTGCAGTAGGGGTACTATCAGCGGACTTCAATGTTTCAAACTTTTCGCGAAGCTCTTCTACAGTGAAATCATCGATATTGAAATCAAGCATCTCGGTAGTCAGACCGAATTCTGCCATCAGTGCAACTTTCTGTTCCAATACCTCTTCTCCTCCTTCCGAATAATTTTGTGGATGTATGCCAACCTCTTTTGAGGGTTGTGCTGTGTTAAATGTTTCCTTAAATTCCTGCATCATTTCAGCAAGTTGTTGCTTGAAACCATCACATGAGAACATCTCCAACGACGCTGACTCAAAGCAAGGCTCTGCTGTTCCCAACAGGCAAAACGCTGTGAATTCGAAACGTTTGATGACGTACATTCCATCAATCATTTCTCCTTCTTTAATGGAGATTTCCATTGATTCGTCCGTAATGCCGTCGTCTTTGATTTTCTTATACGCCTCTTGGCGCCTCCAGATTAAGGCGTCTACGCACAGATACTCGTGGACACCAGAACTGTCTTCAATTTCCTCCCACCAATATTTGGCGCTTTCGGGGATGACACCAACTGGTTGAGTGACGTTGACAATCCTCATATCGCCGTCTGCAGTTGATACGAGCTCCATATCGTGTGAACCAATCGTATCTGTTTCTCTGTCATAGTTACACACGATGGGGCAGTTATAAATGCTCTGGATACAGCGCTCATAGGTTTCCTTGCTGATGAAGCTGTTGTTGCGATTCTTCCCGGTATAAGCAACCCGAAGAACACCACTATCAAAAGAAGAGTTCTTCTCAACTAAATTGCTGATACCAGAAGAGAACACGATTCGCATAGTTCTCTCGCTCATATCACAGTTCACCGCCTATCTTTGGGCATAATAAAGCCCGCACAGAATGTGCGGGTTAGAAGGTCAAAGTGTCAGACATTGCAAACTGAATGTCCGTACACGAAAAGTTTTGGCCTGTTTGGTTTAGAAACACATAAATATGTTTTGGCTCATTTCTGATTAGAAGGTGATAGCCCATAGTAATAAGATAGTCTCGCGCATCTTCACCAATCACATAGATAAACTTTCCCATTACCAGTCGTCACCATCCTCCCGAGTCTGCTCGCCAGAGTCGGTTAGGTCGCCAGTGTCTTTTTGCGGCGCACCGCCTTCATCGGTAGCAGCGTTGCTATCAGACGAACCACTTAATGTGGAGGAACTCTGCAATGGCTTAAACATACTCGCAAGCCCAAGAACCTCGTTCTCCAAGAAGCTCATACAATCGACTTCGCTTTGAGACATTCCCTGAGATGCGGCGTACATTGAGATAAATGGGAGCCCAAACTGGCAAGCCTTAAGGTACATATCACCAAGTTCTTTCCGATTAAACGGACTACAATCGAGGAACGTAACCTTAAAGTTCTTCCCGTAACCTTGGGATTGAATGAAACGATTCACCATATCCTCGATACTTTTGACAATTCCAAAGGTAATTGCCTGGTCAGCCTTGATAGATAACAACAGTGCATTAGCGGATGCTTTGTCGTTATTAAACAGAAGTGAAGATACTCCTGCGGCAGTAAACATGTTCTGCTCCGCATCAGAAATTGTATCTGTGTCGCCCGTGTTCGATTTTTCAAAGCTTATCTTATTGATAGGCATAGGGGAAAGCACACTACCGATTTCTTCTGGTAAAACAGCATCCAGATTACGCCAAAATTCCTTGGCTTTGTCCAAGTCCATCTGCCATTCGCCGTTCTCGTTAATACCAAGCGTCATAACGAGCATAGCGTAATTCTCAAGCGTTGTCTTTGTAAGCTTGAGCTGCTTGTAGTCTTCAAGGTCATATACCTCACGGAGAATACCTGCGAATGGGGGAATGGAATAATCCAAGATGTCGTTGTTGCACTTGATGGCAAAGGAGGTTGGAGAATCAAGCTCCTGCCATCGAGCACGACGGTTGGATTGGTATACCTTGTATTTCTGTTGAAACTCAACAGGATAGTACTCTAAGTACTGGGAGTGACCGTCGAAGTACGAAAAGTCGAATGTTACGTTTAGTACATTCCCCTCAATTGTGGAAATACCACAGTAGTCTGATGGCAATTGCTGAATCGTAATATTGTCATTCGTTACCCAAAGTGTTCCATAAAATGTGTCTTCGCGTAAACATACCGTTAGAATCTTGGGGAACTGCGACCTAACATTCATTGCAGACATAGCGTTCAAGACTTTGCGGTAGTTCCTATTCACCGACTTAATATTCGCACTCTTGGGGTCAATACGATATGGCGAAACAACAAACGCAAAATCAGAAAGGCCAGTGAAATACTGGATGAGCCTGCGGAAATGAGAGCTGGCGCCGTAAATGTAAGTGACAGCCCTACGTAATTGTTTCTCATAAGTGTATGGATTGGTTAGGTATTCCGTAATATTGTCTTTAGAATATAAAGAAAACGTCGGCGTATTAGTGTTGTTATTCAAATCGCGTGTAATCAGCTTGTTCAACACCGCAAACCGTTGAGAAATCCCAATCATTCCAATACCATCACCTTTTGCATTGTTTTGCGTACCCATTCAATCACCACCTTCCTATTTGATTTTCGGCGGCTTAAACATGAATATATCATTTGCGTTAAAGTCAGCCGATTTTGTACGTCCGAACTTGCTTTCAAGTTGCAAGGCGACGTAGTAGTTATAGCTTAAACTGGAATATCTATCTTTTCTCATCCCAGATTGTTCGAAGACCCGGACGCGACCGCCTGACTCCTCGTGCTGCAGTTTTACGAGCTCATCAATCAAAAGCGTCGTATGTATATAAGGCTTCTGGAGGGTAACCTTCTCCAATGGAGAGAGCGAGTTGTAGCCCTTGATGTCAGACAGCAATGCCTCTCCGTCATACTCGGTGATAAGAAGCCGAATCTTACTGCTTCGGAATCCCTCGCGTAGCAGCACGGCACACTCTGAATTCAGAGTAGTAGAACCCTTAATTGCCCAGATTACCTTGTCAGCTCCTCTGGTCGTACATCTATCAGCCATCTCTTGGTTATTGCAGCAAGACAGTGCCGGATATACTTCTCCGGTTTCTGGGTCTACCATATCACGAACCAATGCGTCATACACACCAAGGCCAAGGCCAGTGCAGTCAAGAACAATATAGTCACACGCATACTCGTCATAAAGCTTACGAATAACGAGAGCCTGGTCTTCTGTGTGCATTCCCTCAAATGTATCGCCGTAGACGATGTTGCTTATATATCGTCCTGCCTTTGTCGGAAGCATCTGGTTAATAAAAACAGCCGATGCGTCATTATTGTGTTTTTTGCTGCTCATCAGTGCAATATCTGCTGAGAGAATGCGATGCTCACCGTTTTGTTTTGGCGGGATTCTCAGCTTAGGGCTGTTGCTAAGTAACGCAGTCATTCTATCCGGCAGCATGGGGTAGTTGATTCGACGGTTCTTCGAAATTGATTCAAAATCAAAGAAGGAGCCATCACCCGCACCAAACCACATGGCCTCCATTTCCATGCTCCACTTTATTTCGTTAAAATCACTTTCGAGCATATCGCTCTCAACATCTTCCGGAAACAGGAGACCTTCTTGGATTGACAGCTGATAAGGGAAACCGCATACAAAATCTGTCTTCGAATCATCCAACATTAGCTTAAATGTATCCAGCATCTTGTTATACGACCAGTGGTCTTTGAAATATGCTGATGAGAGGAAGCATGATTTATTCGGCTCTTTGGCATATTCCGCCTTGCGCTCAGCGGGAGTTAAATCTTTATATGGTGGCATACGACGGCTGGTCAAAAACTTTTTCAGGACGGTATCGATAGTGTCTTTTTTTACCATTCTGAACTCGTCAACAATCAGAATATTTGCACGGTTGCTTCGCGCATTATCAGACGCAGTAACGACCTTAATGTAGCTGGAGTTCTTGAACATTATCTTTGCGTCCTGACCAGAGAACTTCGTGTCACTCATATCGATTTCATTTCGCAAATTAGGAGACACGGGCATTAACTCAGTTTGAATTTTTTCAAGCACGTTAATACTTTGGCCACGCGTACCGGATGTAATAACAACTTTGGTACCGGGGTAGAGGATACATCGGATAACGACAAAAATTGCAATAAGGAATGACTTACCCATTCCTCGGGCGGCAATCCAAAGGAACGTCCGGCTCCTATCCATCATCACAAGAAGCGCAGTCTGAAACCATTTCAGAAAATCAAGCTGCAGATACTCCTCGACAAATATATCGATGTTCTCTCTGTAATAGCTCCCCCAAATGGCCATCCCTTCGATGACACGCGAACGTCGGCTCTGGTTTGATGATGCCATTATGAACCACCGCCAGACTGTGGAGAGGCGAAGATGTCGTTCAGCATGGAATCGTCATCTTCTTCGTCATACTCAGGGTGCTTTACGCGCAACTCATTCATAGCATCTTCGTACATTTTACAGTAACTATTGCGAAGACCGACCATCTTACAAGCATGACCAAGATACCAAATGGTAATATTCTTGATTGTCCCCCGAATATCACGCTTTTCTTTTGGCGTTTCCGGGAGCGGTCTGCTATATTCCCATTTTTGGATACCAACACCCAGCGGCATCTTATCAAGCTCGGCATCCACTTCGTTTTTCTTTTGTGCGGGCTTTAGGTTCATGCTGCCAAGAAGAGAGTTAAGGGCGTTTACGTTCTTATCAATCGCTTTACCTTGAGCGCTATCGCGGGCGATAATTACCTCAAGCAAACAAATCTGCCGATATAGTGATTGCTCACTCGGGTCAACAACCTGAGCGTCGCCCGTCCAGCTTTTATATCGGCGTTCCAATTCTACATAGAAATCTGGAGAGTATCCTGCCCCCCAGAAGTCAATAAGCGATTGGTCAACATCTGGTAGCAGAGTTTCGTCCTGTTGAGTTGCATATTGACAGACAGGCTCGGCACTTGGTTCTGCGGCCGCCTCTTCCTCGACAGTGTTGTCAAATGTTTTGTCAATGTAGCGGATGAGATTTGTCTTCCCAATATAATTGCGAACACGAGAATGAACACCGGCAGTACGCTCGACCATCGCATAGATATCTTCGTTCCAATAGAGGTCGAGCTTCATACACATACGGCGCATAGCCGCCTTGTCATCGCCGAGCATTGCGCGATACTGTTCGTACATATCCTCGACGCAATCATTGCACATTGGCAAAAAGCCAGAACCGCGATACATGGGGCTATGACTCACTGGGAAGTAGCCCTTTTTCCGGCTGTATGATGTGCCGCATCTGCAACAGTAAAACTTTTGGGAAGTCTGAATGGTCGTCGAATCATCAACGGTCTTCTCAAGCTTTTTACGTCTTGGAGCCTCAGCCATTTACCTCAGCCCCCTTTTGGTACTATCTTCCCACAGCTTGACAGCCAAGCGCATTTTGTTGCCGGGGTAAAACCGGGGAATCCAATGCGCAGGTACATTGACCTTTTCGCCAGTCTGCGGGTTCGGACAACTGCGAGCTTTGCGCTCTAAGATGTCAAAGCAACCGAAATTATGAATGGAAACGGTGTCTCCGTTTCCGAGATTGTAAAGAATAATGTCAGTGAAATCATCAACGATACTTGTCGCGGCTTTCTTCGTATAACCATGCTTGTCCACAAGCTGTTGAATTAAATCAACCCTTTTAATATCCATCCTTTATACCGTCCTTTCTGTTACAGGTCTGCCAGAGACTTTTGAGCATCAGAACGAATTTCTCCATTTTCATCAAAATACTGAGAAATTTGTTCCTCGGCACTCAGGTCTTTATAGACACGAACCATGTCGGCAGACTCCCATCCGACGATATCTTGGATAACATTATCGGGCAGTCCGAGTTTGGCAAGATGCGTTGTGAAGTAATGTCTCAAACTATGCCAGTAGAAATCCTCACCAGTCATGCGGCTGAATGTGTTAGCCCAGCTATTGAGTGTGGTATCACTCATCTGCTCACTTGTAGTACCGGCGGGGAAAAGCCACTCACACTCGATGCCGAGCTTTTGGCGCTCTGCCATCCACGCATCGAAGTATGGTTTGAACTTTTTCGCAAGAGTATAGCAGTAGATGTACTTGCCAAGACCGAACCCTTTCGTTTGAATAGGTTCGCTGGTCTTATACAGCGCACCACCACACACGAGGTTTTCATCTTTGAAATCATCCACTTTGAATCGACACAGCTCTGCTTTACGGCGACCACTGCACATTGCAAGAGCAACGGCGCACGCTTTTTTGTTTTGACCGGATGCCAGCAAATCATCAAGGAGTTTGTCCAAAGCCTCATCGCTCCAGACTGTTTTCTTTCTTACCTGCTGCATAGCTGGATTCTCAATTTTTCGAACTGTCGAACGGAAGTCCTTAAACTCATCTTCGTCATCGAGAATGTTCTCGACATAGTTCGACAAAGAAGAAATCGCAGACTTCAAGCGGCGAACACGAGCTGGTGAGTTCCCATTCTCGTTAATAAGCCAATGCTGATACGCAGCATAATCGCGCTTGGAAATTTTGGGGAAGAACTTGTTCCCGTTGTTCTGCAAATTCCATACCCAGAAAATATCAATGTCATTGGAGTATCCAGCGATAGTCTTAGGGCTACGCTGAACAGATTGCAGATATGCAATGAAGTCTTGCTTCAAACGAACATTGTCTGGATTGACCTGACTCAAAAGCTCAGGGCTTGTGATTTCGTTCTGCTTCGTTTTTCGGGGCATACAAGCCACCTCGCTTTCTGTAGAATTAAAATTGGTTGCGGGCATCGGAGTTGAACCGATTCCTCAAGGTTTATGAGACCTGCGACTTAACCGTTTGTCCTGTCCGCAATATGGTGGGAGAGGTTGGATTTGAACCAACGCAGCCCGAAGGCGGCAGATTTACAGTCTGCTGTAATTGACCGCTCTACCACTCTCCCAAGTAGTGGTGATGCGTAAGGGGGTCGAACCCTTAAATTCCGCCGTGAAAGGGCGGTGACTCTACCAATTCGTCCAACGCACCTCATGGGTGGTGATGCCAGTGAGATTTGAACTCACAACCTCCTGCTTGAGAGGCAGGTGACTTAGCCGATTCGTCGATGGCACCATGTGGTGGGACAGGAAGGTGTCGAGCCTTCATCCCCCGGTTTTTCAGACCGGTGCTCCGACCGCGTAAGCTACTGTCCCAGATGGCTCCTCCTGCAGGACTCGAACCTGCGACCAACGGATTAACAGTCCGCTGCTCTACCAACTGAGCTAAAGAGGAATATATAAAGAGGGTTGCCCCGGTGAGGGCAACCCTTGTGCATTGTTAAAGGGGTACTCCGTAAGAACAGCGAATGCCGTCTGCGTCGCAGACACAAACCAATTGTTCTGCCTTACCGTAAATTCGCTTTTGGACGCAATAATCGTCCATACCAAGGAAGCTGCCAGCCATGACGGTCTTGACACCTTGGATTTCATCAATCTTGTTGTGGTGCAAATGACCAGAGAGTACGGCATACAACGGAACTCGTGCCATTGTCTGCAATGTTTGGACTTTGCCCGCAGAGCCGTCAAAGTCCCCGTGAACACCACAATACATTTTCCCGCGAACGTTAATCAGGTACATGGTGCTGTCAATCTTAACAGTGTCGCTTGCTGTACCGATAATCACATTCTCGAAATTTTGGAGGCGGGCACCGAGATACCACTCAACGATATCGTCCAGCCGTTCACTGAGCAACGCATCATCCTTGTTCGGCGTAATGCGGCTATGATTACCCGCAACGCTTACAAATGTGACTGTGGAGAAGTGCTTGCTGAGTTCAGCAATAAATTCTGCAATCAACTCAGATACGCCTTTGATTTGTTCAATCACATTCTCCTTGTTCGTGATGGCGATGGATTGATGGATATTTCCACTGATAGCATCGCCGTTCGACCAGACAATGCAGTTCTCACTTCCATGCGTTTCGCCAATGGCAATGATTCTGTCTAAGTAATGACACATCATCTCGCGGCAGATATCAGAGTTATATGTATTCCAATGGTTATCGACGTTCGCTCCATAGTGGATATCATTCAGACTAACCAGAAGGTCATTGTCGGACGGCTGAATGTGGCATGGCTCGTATTCGAGCTGTGGTAAATTGCCGCTCTTTACTGCGTCCACAAGAATCTCATTCAGTTCTTCTTGTCGGGAACGCTCACGAATCAGCTTGTTAAAAGCATTGCGTTGGTCAAAGAACTTTTGACGTTCTTTGAGTAGTTCAATGCGCTTGCTATCCAACTCAGACAATGCGTTGGTATCCTGAATAGTAGCTTCGCCATCCCGTTCGATGGCTTCGATGATGGCTTTCATGCCATACATTCTTTTGCGGACTTCGCTTGAATTATAACAGTTGCCGTCACCAAACAGACGCTCACTCAGTTCTGCGTAATCATCGTCAATGGTGCGGTCAACCAGCTTACCAATTACGATGTCGCGCATCTCTTTATAGCTTGCTGTGCTGGCTATGGTTTACACTCCCTTTCGTTTGTCGTGAACACGCTCCAGTCCACGCAAACTGCGGAGCAGCTTCATAGGAGCGCCATCCTCAACCATATAGTAGTGGTGCCGTTTGGAATCTTGCTTCATCGTGCGAACGATATGGACACGAGGAAACTTCTCACGAATGGCTTCTTTTTCTGAGGCGGTAATTGCAATCACTTAAAAATCATCCTTTTCTTCAAAATAGTTTTATGTTTTGTCTTTTATCATTCATACATACACCCCATCAAACACGCCTCAAAGCATTGTGCCACAACGGTTTGATGGGGGTATTTATTTCTAACAATTCGAGTTTTATAATCAACTCTTTAAGGCGTTTCTGCACCGCATTACTGCATTAACAGTCTGACGGGTCTTAACCTCGACAGCGCAACTGGGGCAATACTTCTGCGGGCGACCCTTTGCAGGTGACTGTGCTTTTACAGTCAGTCCACAATTCTCGCACTCGAAATATGCGCCACCGTAATACTTGAGGTATTGGTAACCAAGGTTCCTGAAGTCTTGGATATGTATCGCCGTCTCACCGGCTTGAATGAACTGCACTTGGACATTCAGGTTGTCGATTTTTTTAGAAAAGCGAATGAACCCGGCATCACGCAGTTCGGCAAACATCAAACTCTGGCGCTTAATGGAGGTATTGATGTTCGCCATCTGCATAATCTCTTTGTCCGAAGTATTCACCCAACCATTGTTCCGGTCGGAAGCGGCGTCCCAATATTTCGCAACGCAGAGAAGCGTGAACGCCAACCGCCGGATTTGCTTACCTTCAAGCGTCTCAATCTTGGCGAGCTCTTCTCTGGTGATGTCCACACCATCCAGACGGATGAGTGGAAACTTGCTTACGTTCTTTGCAACTTTATCAAGCATATCCGACCAATGAACAAGTGAAGCAGAAGGGTCACACTGTAGCATGAAGGAGTCGAGCAGACTCCGAATCTCCCTTTTGCTGTAGTGATTCTCGTAATAATACTTGGACACACGACTCAGTGTCTCAATCGGCTTCTTACCAAGGTCATGGTTGGCAATCATTTTTTCTGCCCAGTCATATTCGTTAAGAACAATGCTCATAGCGTCCCTCCAATCATTTTTTGTTGTAATGAAAATCTGTCACCGCAGAAGAAGATATCCCCAGCGGGGTCAACCGTCGGGTAAGAGATAACCCCGTTATGCTTATCCAAAAGATTCTGGATGATTTCGCCGCCGCACATTTCCCACGCAAAGCGTTTGGTCGAGCTCTTCTTATAGCAAATATCCAGAACAATGTCGCATAGCACAAAGCGGTTGGAGCAAACACGGGCACACTCTTGCTCGAACTCGGAGCGCATCTCAATCATGCGAGAGAACGTGTCGTACTCATCGACCCGTTCATAGTTGGCAAAGACGGCGTAGCTGCGCAGGCGCTTATTGTAATTCTCGTAGAGTTTCAAGATGGCATTGTACTGCGTCCGACTGTACTCAACGCCGCTCTTCATCACGGTATAGTCGAAATCAACGTCGGCATTGTGGCGACCGAGGTAGCCATCAAACTCTTTCTCGAAGCGTTTGCAGATTCTGTTCATTACACAGTCGTGGTTGCCAACCGGCATCCGGCTCTCATAGTAGCGAAGGAAATCTTTCTGCCGCTCGCTCAATTCGGAACGCGGCATTTCCAGCATTTCGTCAACCGTCATTTGGAACTCGCGCATGGCGTTCTTGTTCGTGTTTTTTATGTATGTGTTATACTGCTTCATCAGAGCAGGATAAATGATGCGCATGAAGTACGGTTTCTTGTCCGCAACGAGACGCTGATAGAGCCTGCGCTTTTCCGGGTCTTCAATCATGTTGGCGCTGTGCCGGTCGTGCCACTCACGAGGCATCGGCTTGGCGATAATGCCCTTCGCCTTGTCGATGGCATTTTGCTGAAAAAGCTGCCCGCACTTTATACGATAATCAAGTTCCTCGTACTCCTTGGAACCCTTCTGGAACTGTGCCTGCACATCGAACATTGAGGTAATCCAGTTTGTGGTCTTCCCGATATCATCACCGAAGCTGTCGATGTTGGCTTGTATAGCGTCTGTCTCAGTGACAATTTTCTTCTTCGCTTTTCGTTGAACGCACATAAGAGCGGGAAGCACTTTCAGATTATCAACAAGCACTTTGTTGTCGGTAAGCATTACAAGGTCACCGTCTTTATCCATACCGTTGAGCGCGTGGGCGGCAGTGTCCCACGAGTTGAAAATCGTACAAGTCGTCATGTATTGATACCAGTGCGACGCCGCATCGCTGCGATGTGGAAACACAAGACGGATGTTGTTATGGCAGGTCATCGGTGCACGGTAGCAGGCAAGCCGTTCGGCGTGCTGGTCGCACCAATATTTGTTGTAGATTTCGCCCGACCTCAGAAGCCCAGTAACCTCCAGCCCGAAGATGTGTTGGCACAGGGAGAACGGGTCGCCAGAGACAATGGAGTAGTTACCGTGCACCTTGAGCACGCCGACTTTGGCTTCGTTGATGCGGTTGCGAATCATCTGATAGATGCTGCTCTGGACGTAAGGGTCGTTCAAAATCTGCGGTTCAATCATAATCGCCTTGACGTAGTCATCATCAACGCGGTCAATGTTGTCCTCGTTCAAACCAGCACCCTTTAAGAACAGCAACGTCTTTGCCCAGTCCGCATAAAGAACATCTCGAATCTCATCCATTGTCGGCTTGATAAGCTGCTCGATGTCATCGTCACTCAGCTCGTAGCTCTGAATAAATTGATAGTTCAATGTCCGCTCGGACTCAAGCTCCTTCGGGCAAGTCTTGGCGATGCCGAAGGTGTAGCCGTTTGCCAAGCAGTTGCTTACATAATCGTCACAGCTATCGTAGGAGTCCCAGAGCTTCAACATGGATGTGGAAAGAATCAACTCGACATTACGAATGTCCACATCGTTACCCCAAGCGTCTTTGACAATATAGTTCTCAGCGACATTTTCCGCGAAGTCCAGAAAGTCGAACGTGAAGACCATGCCCTTCTCCCAAGAGAAGCGTGTGTTCACGCCGCTGACAAGGTAATCTAAGCCGAGCTCTTCGCCCCATCGGGCGGCAAGCGACGGGAGCATCAAGCCGTATCCATCGGACTCGTTGAGTTGTACCATAACCTGCTTACGCTCTTCCATGACTGGCTCTCCGTCCTGCTCATCATTCAGGTAGATGATATCCGACAGGAACTCGGTCTCACAGTCGCTAACAACAAGAATGCCATGCGGAACTGACACAGGAATTGACGCGCTGCAGGTAAGTGCCTTATATGCCTCCAGCTTGGCGGGCACCATTTCCTTTTCCATGTTGCGACCATTGTCAATGCG